GTAACTCTTGACTGCCTATCAATATTGATTGGCATGTCAGGGTGTTGTTCCTTCATAAGATCTCTATCAATCGCGTCAGTTCTATCTTGAGTTATTCTTCTAAAATACTCAGCACGTTGTTTCAAAATCTCTTCTGGTATCCTTGCCAACACAAGGCCACCAATTCCGATGAGCCCAGCATGTTTGCCTTCGTGGATAACAGGATAATCGTTTTCACCGATCTCACTTAATATGGTTTCAGCTTTAACGAATTCCCAACCCTCTCTAAGTTTTTTAGAAACATTTCCTGGATCTTCAAAACCTGCAGTGTGGGTTCTTATCCATCTGTGCGCATAACCTTGCGGTGCAGCTGGCGCATCCAAACTGGATGGTGGAGTCCAATCTTTCTTCCTAGCTTTTTTAATTCTAGTTTCAGACTCGCGTGAAGTTTTTATTTTATTTTCCATGTTATACTCCTTCCTTCACGTATTTAGCGTATTCCTCTAGTGGCACCCCTAATTTCTTAGCGATAACTACCTGTGATTTGGTGAGTTTCACAGACTTGCGTCCACCGGCTCTACGACTTACTGATGCCACATTTTGGACGGGTTCTTTTTTAGCTTCAGCTTGGTCTTCAGTCGTATCGGCAAATTTCTGAGGGAAATATTCCTTCATACGTTTGTTTATTTGATTATAATACTCGTCAGTTTCTGCGTCAATTCCCTGCTGTATTATCTCATCATGTATTCCCATGGCAGCAGATGTCATAACTCTATCTGAGCCAAACCACTCATTTTCCTGAGCCCATTCCTGAGCTTTTCGACTTATTTGTGGTTCTTGAGTAACTTCTGCGGGTTTTGACGTTTCTTCTTTTTTCCTAGCCTCTTTTTCTGCAAGAGATATAGAAACTTTTTCCTTTTCAACTGCTAACTTTGTAAGTTTATCTTGAGCTTCTGTAATTTGATCTGCATCTTGAGAATCAAAAGCGACTTTTAAAGCAGCTTTTGCCTTATCTCTTTCTGCATCTATTCTAGCATCATACTCTTTAAGATAATTACTATCGACTTCTTCATATTTTTTTTCAGCAGTCTCATACTTTGTCTTAAGTCCTCTAGCATATTCGACAGCAGCTTTTTCTCTTCTTTCTGCTTCCCGAACTTGAAAAGTTAATTTTTTTATTCTTTTTTGAACTTTGTCAGAATAGTCAGTAAGATTTGACTCTTCTTCTTTTTCTTCCTTTTGTTCAAATTTTGGTTTTTCTTCTTCTACATCTGTTTCTTTTGTTTCTTGTAAAAGTTCTTTTGCAGTTTTACCACCTTGACTTACATCTACATAACCTAAGTCAACATCTTCTTTTTTTTCAAAAGTTTCACTACCAGTTTCAGGAGCTTCAACGTTTATAGTTTCTTCTTTTACTCCATCTGTATCTAATTCAACTTCATTGTTTTTATTTTCTTCAGCCATTTATCCTCCTTAGTAATGGTGCAAGATATCATTTGGATCAGCTATCGTTGAAATGACTTCATCGTCATTTAAAACCCTTACCTCTCCACCATCAATCTTGAATCTTGACCCTGCGTACCTGCTAAAAATAATCCACTCATTTAACTTACACCAAGGTCCTTTGGGAAATTTTTCTTTATCGTGATAACAAAGATCTCCCATTTTTAACACAAGACCACAAACTGTAGTCATTTGTATAGTTTCTTGTGTATTATCAGATAAAATTATACCGCCTTTGGTTTTCTTTGGTCCTGCATATGGCAAAACTAAAAGTCTGTAACCAGTTGGTGTTGGTAATTTATCTAATGTTGATTTTTTGATCGACTTAGGATCAAGGACTGTTTCTACTTCTTCTTTTGCCTTGTAGGCATCTAGAAGGGCTTCAGTCCGTTTCGGTGTCTCCGTGGACTTGTTCATCTTCATACTCCGTTGTGTTCAGCAGGTCTTTAAGATCCTGTTGCAGGCCTTCTAATGACCTGATTTGACCCCTAACATATTGTAGTTTATCCATCGTGTCAACACCATATATAGCGTGGTCTTTTAGTTGTTGAAGTCTTTTTTTTATTCTATTGTTAACAAGTGTTATTGTATCTATGTCCATTTTGTACCTACCCATTTAATTGAAAATCTTGCTATATGTGGTTTATTAAAAGCAAATCCACGATGTAAATCAGTTCCACTCTGCTCTATTAGCCTACCATAGGCAAAAGGAACTTTAGTATCTGAAGTTTTATGATAAAATTCTCCACCTATGTTTTCAGTTAAATTTTCATTACACATCATTAATATATAAACTACATGATCATCGGTGCCATCTATGTGTAAGGTGCCATCCATTCCTGCAAATTGTAAATTAGAACTTATTTCAATTAATTTTAAATTTTTATTACTTACTTTTTTTATTTGATTAAATGCGTCTATTAAAGAATTAGTAAAATTTTTATTATTATTATAATTTATTTTATCTTCACTAAATCTTTGAAAGTATGTGTTACCAAGAAGTAAATGACTACCTTTATTTCCATACGGCCATGTTTTTCTATTTGCAATGTTATCGGCATACCAGGGTTCTTTAGATAAAATTGCACTGACCTCATCTAACCATTGTTTATCAAAAACATCATCATAAATATTTAACATTAAGATTCTCTTTGAAAGCAAATTTTTCTTTCGCCTGCTTCTATTGGTTCAAAGTTCCAAGCTTTTAAACATTCTTTTACACTTGTCATTTTAAACTTTTGATAATCATCGAAAATAAATCTTGTGCCTATTCTAGACTTATCAGCAAACCATACTGCTTCTCTAATGATATCTTTGGTCATGTGTGGACCATCAAAATGAACAAGATCAAATATTTTATTAGTATTAGAAAAAATACTCATAAATTGAACGTCTGTTAAATGATGAAAACTAAAATTTTTCTCATCAGCCATGTCATTAACCATTGTTTGGCGCATTTCATCAGTATAATCGTTTTGATATTTTTTTGTATGATCGTAATGTTGATAGAGCAAATTATTATAGGGATCGATACCAATATGTTCATAAGGTTTTGACCCTATTCTTTTTTTAATTGCGTTTATAATTAATTTAGATCCAAGACCTTTTCTTACACCTATCTCACACGTGGTTACAGATTTTGGTTCTTTAAAAAATGGTAATTTCTCACACCATTGAATTAATAATTCATATTCTATGCTGTCACCCTCAATGGCCATGAGGAATTTATATCTATTTAAGATTTTTTTGCAAACGTTTTTACGTTTGTGGGTTTACCACCCACACCTTGTGGTTTTGCTCTTTTTCGTGCTACAGCTGATTTTCTTTGTCCTTCAGACATAGCTCTTGCTTTAGCTAACGGAACACATTTTGGATATTTACGTTTTGCATCAGCAGCTTGTTTTGATCTACCGCACTTTGCATAAGAACCATCTGCTTTTTTACTGCCTATATCGACCCATTTTTGTCTGAACCATTTAGTAAGTCCACCCTCTCTCATTTTTTTGACTGAGCCACTAGGCACACAATTAGGAACCATTTTGTTTCCCTTTTTTTTCATTCCGGCTTGTACGTAGCCTTCCCAACAAGTGCCACGTTTATACATTAGAAAACGCCTTGAAAATTTGTCCCTCTTATAGCAGCACCACCACCTCTAGCTATACCACCACCAGATTTTTTTACAATGCTTTGTAAAGATTTAGCTTGTCCTTTATGTAAAGCTGATGCTTTATTAAGACCTTTGATAACTTTTTTAATTTTTGCATTACCACCATTAGACATTTTATTTTTTTCTTTTAGTGATACTCTTTTTTTTTCAATCATAGCAGGGTTACCTCTTGGTTTTGCTTTTGTTGTGTTCATGTAGTCAGCACCACCACCTTTGTTCATCATCATTCTAGCTTTTTGTAATCTACCCAAAGCTGATTGAGATCCTGCAGTCATACCGCCACCCATTTTTTTGTCGACTTTTTTCTTTTTACCAATTCCAATAATAATCATCATAGCTTTGCCTTTTTTAGCTGCTGTATATTTTAATTTACCTTTTTGGTCGTATTCAGAAATAGGATTTTGCTTTTTTCTCATGTACTCCTGTCTCTTCATTGGATCACCAGGCATAGTAGCTTTTTTCTTTTTTTTATTTTCTGCATGAAGACCTTTGTTAGCTTTTATCATTGCACCTTTTGCTGCTGGTTTTGGTCCTTTAAAATCTTTTCTCTTTACACCAGAGGGATCTTTAATTTTACCTGCACATATTTTAGATGCGTAGGCATTAGCATAGGCGCTTGGGTACACCTTGAA